TGGAAGAGTTATAGAAACAGGCTTATTAAGATCTGCCTCTTGCTGCATTCTTGCAAGAAACTTTTGAGTAGGTCCATATGCCAAAGGCACCTTCATAATGGAAGCATTATTATGCTTAATTTCAACCCCATTAAATAAAGATCCAAATCCTATAATAACAGATCTAAAGATCTCGTTGTAAAAATACTCAAACATTATTTTTATACAATATACTACTATTTAACAAAAATAAATTAAGGCATTCCAAAAGGATTCTTCTCAGTGAAATCTAGAATAGAATCTGCTTGAGTTTGAATATTATCATTATCAGAGAATCCAGATACTAAATCATCAGTATTAGTTTTCCGAACAGCAAACTTAGCACCAGAATTTTCTCCTATAATTGTTTCACCATTAGTAAACTTACCATCCACAATAGATATTTCTAATAGATTATTGACACCATCCCATTCCTTAACTCTTGCAGTTGTTCCAGATGTTTGACCTGTAATAGTTTCATTAAAGACAAAGGAACCTGTTCCCATACCTACGCCAGCACCAGTCGGTGCTTGGAATGTTACTGTTGGTTCTGCAGAATATCCTATGCCAGCATTGGTTAGATATGCAACAGTTACTACACCTGCTTGGTTAATATAACCAATACCATGTGCTCCTGTGCTACCTACTCCAACACTTCCTGGAGCACTAATAGTAAAGGTTGGATGCGTAGTATATCCAGAACCACCACTACTAATAGTAACTATTCCAACAGATCCAAGAGTTGTTATTCCGACAGTACCTGCTGCACCCACTCCCATTCCAGTTGCATCTTGAATAGTAAGCCAAGGTGCTAAAGTATATCCTGCACCAGCATTAGATATATGAATAGCGGATACTTTCCCATCCACCAAACCAGTATCACAATCAATCCAAGTATTGGCAATAGATGCTACACCAACAGCATTAATTCCTCCAGAAGGAGCAGAGGATATACCAACTAAAGGTTGTCTCTTATACCCAACTCCCATATTGGACATATAAACTTGACTGACACCTCCACTAGCAACGTATGATGCAGTAGCAGTTGCTGTAACAGCAGAACCTATTAAGGTAAGAGTTTGAATATATCCTAATTGTTCTACTTCATCATCAATAGTCTCAATACCAGTATCAATAACCTCATCCTCATAACGGAAGAGTTCACATCTTAACTGATAAACGTAATTCTTTTTGAGTTGATAGAATGGTTGTTCGTGCTCAACATACTTAATTTCAAATAACCTATCTCCCAATGGGAAATAAACAAGATCTCCCTCTTTAGGTCTGGTTGCTAATTCAATATTAGGAAGATTTTTGATAAGTGGTGTAATATATGTCTCATATCTTTCTCTAGAGATTACAAGAGTAAGATCATCTACATTCTGAATACCAAACTTAGAAAGAAGAGTTCCTTGCCCACCATATCCTTCATAACTATCAATATATGCTTCTAGCGGATAAGCACTATCAAATTGAGATTCTATAACTTCTCTAATTACAGTATTCTGACTAATATATCTTCTAGGAATATAATAAACTTCGACACCATAGATCTTCAACTGTTCGTTGACAAGACTTTGGACTAAACTCTGCTCGCTTTTAGTTCCTTGTAAGAAATATGGATTAAGTGACATAATATTAGCCTATTAGATCAAGGACTGGAATCTCATAAGTACTGAGCATTTGCTCTCTGATTTCATCAAGTTCTCTTTGCCCATCATCATACATTTGTCTTCCATTCAATTCAATACCACCAGGAAGTTTTACTCCTTGGAATTTAATTAAATTTTGACCCCACTGCTTCTTAATTAATGCTGTAAGATACAGCTTCAAAAATCTGTCGTTATAGACCTTAGTAAAATCATCAGGATCTATAGCAGTAAAGCATTCTATAATTAGAAAATCATCTACTTGTAGTTCATTCCAATCTATATCCAAATATAATCTATCTTGCCTAATATTAAATCTAATTTGCTTATGAGTATTTAAAAGGAAATCCATAGTTTCCAGATAACTCATAGCCATAGAGTATCCTAATAACTCAGTTCTTCCCCAAAAATATAAATCATTCATAACTAACTGATATTTGAAACTGAACATATTACTCATGCTCATATTTCTTGAGGAATCAAACCTCATCACCTTCTTTACTCCAACTATATTTGGAGGAATTTGAAGATAATTGCTATTTTGACTATAATCGAAGGTAAGAGCAGTTCCATCAGTAGTAATGCCACTAGTTGCAGGTGCTGTTGCGGTGGTTGTAGTCATTCCTACACTTTCAGTTCCACCTTTACCTGGCTGAGCCTTTCCTCTATCTACATCTGATTGTCTTACTTTATACTTGAGAAAATTCTCAGTAATTCCATCATAATGCCTTTCCTGATAGAATTGAATAGCGTCATCCATTAAGTCCTGGAGTTGCTCTTCTGCAACATTAATCTCCAGAACAGGAGCACCCAATTGCCTTAGGGAATAATCAATTAATTCTTGTCTAGAAGAAGGTTGCGCCATTTATATAGTTTTTACCTTTTAGTTATTTATGATGTAGGAGCAGATGCTATTCCTGCTACTACTAATACATCTCCTGATGCTATTCTATAAATTGTTGATCCAGAACTTACCAATATATCATAAACATGTCTCCCTTGCTTCAAAGCTCTTGTTGCAGTAGATCCTAATGATATATTAAATTGTCCACCAGCAGCACTAGTAAATCCTACGGCAAAGGAAGCAGCGACTTGACCTGTTGTTCCAACAGCAACGGATTTAGTCATCTGAGCAGAACCATAATATCCAGTAAAATTGAAAGCAGATTTATCCGGCTTAAGTACATCAAAAGAATATTTAAAATCTGCTCCTGTCAATACTGTTAAATTGACACCATAAGCAACTCCAGATTGTGGGTCAAAGGTAATAGTGTTATTTGCCATGTTACTTACTTGTTAGAGATTGAAGCATAGATTTAATATCACCAATATCATTACTTAAATTATCAACTTTTTCTTCAAGATGATTAATCCTCTCATCTTTAGAATTCATTCTATTTTTATTTTTAATATAGATATCATAATCACTCTTATTCTTATTTACAATAGCATTTGATATACTATCTCTGTAAAAACCAGGTTTATCTTCAACAGGTATTAATGCCATATTAAGCAAGAGCCAAACAACGAAGCCTTTGAATTTGTGGTACAACTGCTCCATCTGTAGAAGTTCCAATGATCTTAATTCTATAAGAACTAAATGGTGGAAGTTCATCTTGACTATACTTATACTCTTTATAAAGTTCTAATCCAGGATCAGATGCATAAACATCTACCTTTGGAACTTTAGTATCTGGAAGACCATTGCTGTCAGTAGGGGTAATTATATTACCAGCAATATCCAAATTAGTATATCCAGGGAATGGAATAAAGATAGTTTCTTTAGCGATAGTATCTTGATTTAGAGCATAAAATACTCTTATATCACAAGGATTAGCACAATAACCATCTAATAGAACTTGTAAGGAAGTTGCTGGATTTTCTAATATTATATTCTTAGTAACATAGAAGAATCTGCTAGGATCACTATCAATTCTGTTAACCCTCATATCAGTAGCAAAATTGCTAATAGGATTATTAATTCTATTATTAACAAAAGTCATGGCTACATGTTCTAAATTAATCATAGGAGATACTCTTGGATCTCTGGCAGACATAGCCATTAGTAAAGTTAATGATTTATTTCCAGGAAGATCTGTACAATAGGTATCCTCATTCTGTTGAGAAGCAACCATTCTTTGAGAATTAAAATAATTCTTTTGATAAAGTGTTATGTCATCATATCCTTGATCTAGATAAGTCAATTCACTACCACCTACAGTAGCTCCAGAAATTGTTCTCATTCTATTTTGAATAGCACACCCTGTCGGAATGATAGTTTCAACCTTAGGAATAATTAGAGAGAATGGAATATTATAAGTTCCTTTTGCTAATACTCCTCCCGCAGTAGTTTCTTGTTTAAAGTAAAGGGGAACAAATGAAGTCTGACCACTTGCTCTTCTATCAATAATAACTGTATTTCCAGAACTATTTCCAGAACTCATATCTACCCTGATATGATAATAATCCAAACCTATTGGATCAGAAACTGTAACATCTCCCAAATCATGAGTGTAATTGTCACAAATCTTATTATTAATTCTCAATAGAGAAACTCCATCAAGTTCATATTTTTCTACTAAATCTCCAACATCATGTGAAGCTCCTTTACTAGTACCGATTGCTCTAGTAATTCCAGTTAATTGTGTACTTCCAGAAGTTCCAGTATACTTAATAACTTCTGAATCAATTTTTACATAACCAGGATTGGTAGCACCAACTCCTACATTCTCAAATGTTGTATACTCAGCATTAGAGGCAACAGTGATAGTAGCAGTAGAAGTTCTTGTAATAGATACACTCAACGAAGTAGGAGTTATATCTGAAGCAATATCACTCAGAGTTACTTGGTTGATGGAAGAATACATTCCATGATTCTTCTGATTAATCTTAAGGTGCAATCCATCAGTAGTAGTTCTGATAGGAGTTTGTGGTTGTACATTACCACCAACAGAATAATTCATTTCTGTTGTAACGCCCACACTATTCTGATAGTATAACCTATCACTACCACCAGTACCGAAAGTACCTTGAACATTACTTAAAATTAATTCATTATTTCCATAAGTAGCTTTTACAGTAAGTTGAATTCCTTCTCCTACTTCCTCATTACCAAAAGCAAGAGGTGTAATGACATCACCAATAGCATATCCTTTACCTCCATCACTTGTAGAGTAATTAGATATTCCAGCACCTACACATATTCCATCTGTAATAGTTATATAACCTTTACCATTAAGACCATTTCCAGTAACACCAGTAAAGGCAACACCAGTAAAGTTAAAGGTTCCTGTAGAAGGAGTATATCCTATACCTGCTGTAGTAATATCAAAATCACCAGCACCAGTTACACTATAAGAGCCAATAGAACCACCAAATGCAACTACTGTACCAGAACTTCCTGCCCCAATTTGCTTAACTTCATTACCTATAATTAAACCTTGATCTTGAATAGTAGTTCCAATACCAACGCTAATCTTTCTTGGGCTGATTGAAATTCCATTTTCTGGAATAGCTTCCAATTTAGTTGGGAGTGGTGGATTATAAAATGTTGCAGAACCTTCACTCTCAAAGTCTGCTCTATAAAGCTCAAATTTCAAATCCTCATACTGACTAGGCGTCCACACTGCAGCATTTTGAGATTTAAATAATGAACCCAAATGAGGCTGTTGGGAAACTAAAGCAGCACCTGCTTCAGAATCTAGAGTTCTAACATCAGTCTCACCCATTCTTGCAATCCAAGCAGTGTAATTACTAGAGTGTGACTTAAGAACTATTGCATATTCTGTATCTGGTTCTAAGTAAACAGGAGATTTAAATTCAAATGTTGTTGCTTTTGTAGCATCTTCTGAAATAGCTACGTCCTCAGGATCTTTAACTACTAAAGAATAAGCAAGAACTTCCTCTGTGGGAGTTCCTTGATTTGTAGTTCTAAGCTCACAATCAACAGGAACACTATCATCTTTTGCTTGGAAGAAAATATCAACTTTAGAAGCAAAAACTCCTGTAGTATCTGGAACAATAAATGTTTGGGCTAAGGGGTCTCTTCTTCGTACTGGGCGGACCATGAACCTTCT